TAATTGATCCATCTGTAGTAAGTACAAAACCATTGTCACTGTTTAGACTGCCTTCTTCAACGAATACAAAGAGACCAGAAGTAACTTCTGCATTTGAGTCAGCATCAGTTGCTCTTGTCATTGCACTTCCTGCACCATTAAATACGTAGATACCATTCTGAGAGCCAGTGGATTGATTCTTCACTAATACTCTATTACCGCTCGAAAGAGTTATACCATCAATAGCAGCCCCTGGTCCAGAGATAGTAAGGTTAGCAGTGGAAGCAACTCTTACTGAATCTTTAAAGTCTAGTCCGACTTTTACTGCGTCAACATATGCTTTTGTTGCTGCATCCTGTGCGCCTGTGGGGTCAACAACACCTGTAATTCTAGAAGTACTTGCATTAATTACTCCTGAACCATTTGGAGAAATTGCAATATCTCCGCTTGTTGAGGAAATAGCATTTCCATTAATAGTTAAGTTATCAACGGTAACTGTAGTAAATGCACCAGAAGTAGGGGTACTTGCTCCGATAGTGGAGTTATTAATTGCAGTTCCGTCAATAGTACCACCATCAATATCCGGAGTATTAATATCTGGACTTGTTAATGTTTTATTTGTTAGAGTGTCTGTACTAGTTCTGCCTACCAACACGCTTGTAGTTGTAGGAAGTGTTATTACAACATTTCCACTAAAGGCTGAGTGTGCAGGAGCTTGTACTCTTACATAGTGAGCGTTTGAAACTTCACAGTAGAAATCAACATAAGATTGTGTACCACCATTCTTAATTTTGATTGCACCCTGAGTAATGCTTACTCCGTTATTAGCGCCACCTGCAAAAGTAGTAGTTCCAGAGAAGTTTGCGGCTGCCGCAGTTGTTGTGCCTGTAAGTGTTGGAGCAGTTAAGGTCTTGTTTGTAAACGTCTCTGCACCATCTTGGGTAGCAAGAGTAGTTCCTGTTGAAGGAAGTACCATAACATTTGAAGCTGAGGCACTATGAGGTGCGCCCTGTAGGGTCTGGAAATGGGCATTACTAGATTCGCAATAGAATTTGATTTTTGATACGCTACCTGTGGCAGTACGCATATCAATAAGACCATCAGAAATTGTAACACCACCACTAGAACCATTACCGTCAATAGTAGTATTTTTTCCAAGAAAGATTTTTTCTGATGAATTAGTAGTTACTAACTTTAAGTAAGAGGTTGAACCTTCTTTAATTTCGAAAGAAGCTGCTTCATTGTCTTTGATTGCTAGTTCGTTTGCTTGACTACTTAGATCGATTGTACCTGAGTGATTTACATCAAGAGAACCAGCAGACGTAATTGTAAGAGTGCCTGAAGTTGTTGCAAGTGTGTTAGAAGAGCCAGTAAGTGTAATATTACCGGTCTTAAATATATCAAGCTTACCTGAACCATCTGCAATAAGTGCTGAATTTGCTGTAAGAGTACCTGCTGTATGATCCAGCATGTCCATAAATATCTTACCGCCAATGACAGTAACTGCGTTATTCGCAGGAGCACCAATAAAGAGCTTGTCACTATTATCGGAGTATGCTAGCTCACCTGCCGCTAGAGTACCGGGTACTGCCGTACCTGTACTTCTTTTAATTAGAATTGTTTGAGCCATTTAGGATCTCCGTTTGTAGCCTTAAAAGGCCCCTGCGTCTACTGTATCAGAATTTGATGAAGCCTCTCCTACAATTATAGGTACGAATTCAAAAGTTCCTGTACTAGTTTCGCGATATACTTTAAATTGTTCATCGTTAGTATCGTACCAAGTGTCTCCCTCTGCAAGTGTAGAGGTGCCCCCTATTACACTTCCTGTAGGGGCGGTGTCTGATCTAAAATTTTGGTCTGCAAGTTGTTTTAATGCATCTTGTACGTTTGTAGCTGTAATAGTTCCATAAGGAGCTACTATCGTATTTTGCGCATCTTGGAACTGACTAGGAAGTACAAAGTTGTTTACTTCTACATTTACATCTGATTGAGTAATATCAACTGATATAGTTTCCTGTCCAGTAACTGTTATGTCTGTTACTGATTCACTAACAGTTACTACTGTGGGATTAGTGATAGCCATTATCTTGTTACTTCTGGGTTGAGAGTAACCTCTCCTTGAATTAGTCTGCGTACTACAGCATTATTAGTAGTGTGTATTTCAAGATCATAGAAATATCTGCCTGCAGTAAGAGCTGAAGAAACACTATTTGACAGTGACATTTTTACTACTCCATTTGAAACAGGGTTTAGTACTGTGCACGCAAAGGTAGCGGCAACACTAGAAGCAGTCCTAGTGGACCGCATTTGAGCGCGGGCAGAGTATCCTGTCAGATTCTTCGCTGATCCTAGCTCTTTAATTGTTAAGTTTATTGCAAAGTCGGAACCTTGGTCAATAACTAGGTTGTATACGGCTGCTGTCATTTCATTTCTCCATTACAGAATTATAGCTAACTTGGGGTGTTATGTCAAGATATATTTTTTTCATGGTATTATTAAAGTACTCCAATTTTAACTCGTATTGCTCCTGCACTATCTCTAATTGTAATCACACCATTAGGGTCAAAATATATACCTGCATTACTAGCTTGATTCGCATTATTAGAAACAGCTAAGTGAGTTGCATTAATAGTATCAGCTGTGATATTATCTGCAACAATAGTTCCTGCTTCTAAGAAATCTACAGCTAAACTATCAACTTGATCTGCATCTGCTATTGCTTCAAGATTGGCATGTACTGAGAGAGTAGCAGTAGCAGAAGTGCCGCCGCCCACGATGATACCACCGACACCACTGCCAGCTTGTATAGTACTTACTCCTGAACTACTTTGATCTACCCAACTTGTTACACCACTTCCATCTGTTTTTAATACTTGATTCGCGTTTCCATCATTATTTGGAAGTGTTAACGTGTAGCTAGCCCCTGCACTGTGTGGAGGGCCTTTAATAGTAATACCATGAGTATTAGCTTCACAATTAAGTTTAAATTGTCCAGCACCTTTTGTAGAGTTACCTTTAAATATAACTACACCAGAACCACCTGGATCAAGTTCTATGTTTGCATTTCCTGATGTTGTAATACTTTGTCCACCCATATTAAGAGCACCAGACATTGTACCACCTGCTTTAGGTAAGGCTGCATCGGCTGTAACACCATCTGCGGCTACATCACGACCGTCAATAGTTGAGTTTGTAGTAAGAGCTCCAGTCAGTGCTCCACCTGCTAGCGGTAAGTAACGACCATCTAAGTCTATAGTAAGTGCTGCGGGTCCTGATCGATTTAGAGTAAGCACTCCTGTACCTGTTGCCCACGTTAAAGAAGATACAAAGTAATTATCGTTTGTATTAACAGAAGCAATATTAACAGTATTACCGCTACGAGTTACAGTAGCTGCTCCAGTTGCCGTAAATTTTACAGTTTCGCCTGCAGAAATATTCTCAGTAGCCCCACTTTCAGCCTGAATATTAAAGTTAGTAGTGTCAGTATTAGTATCTGTACTAGTAACGGTAAAGCTAGGATAAGTACCACTTACAGTCGTTGCTCCTGCTCCTGCTATAGCAACTGTTCTATCAGGCGCAGCGTTGCTAAACGTAGTACCTGATAGAGTAATTCCAGTCCCCGCCGCGTATGTAGTATTTGTATTAGTATCACTCCAAGGTACGTTAACAAACATCTGTCCACTAGATAACTCAACAGGGTAGTTTTTACCACTCTCTGAGTAGCCAATTTTTACAAGTCCTAGCGTAGAGGAGGAGGCTGTTGAATACTGTGTATTATCGTTAGGTAGAGTCACAGTATCAGTATCTCCACTAGCTCTAACTAGAGATACAGTGCTACCACTAACAGTTAGTACATTAGCTCCCGTGCCTAGAGCTTGATTACTACTTGTTTCCACAAAGCCAGATCTTGCAATGCCTCCAAGAGTCGCAGCAGCAGAATTATTACTAGTAGTAATATAACCTCTAGTATTAGCGATCTGACTATTATCTGTAATAAAAGTACCACCATTTAATTTATTAAATAAGGCAGTAGTAAAGTCTTTAGTTGTTAAGCCACCATCGCCTACAGAATACTGTGTATTTGTAGATGATATTACTCCACTACTAATTGCTACATTTGTACCAGCTGAAAATTTAGATCTTACTTCTGCTGTACTTAATTGAGTATTTGTATCGGGTACAGTCACAGTATCAGTGCTACTGTTACCGCGATTTAAAGTAATTGTGCTACCACTAATTGTCATTGCATTAGCAATATTAGATAAAGACTGCGCAGAGTTAGTAGCAACCTTACCCGCTAGAGAAGTTGTCATTGCTCCTGCAAAACTTGAGTTATCCGCTATAGATGCTGCTATTTCATCTAAAGTATTGAGAGTATCTGGAGCACCAGCTACTAAAGCATTAATAGCATTAGTTACAAAAGTTTCTGTTGCAATACCCGAAGAGTTAGACAGAGCTGCGTTACTAATTGTAACACCGTTAATTGTTAGGTTTGTTCCATCCCACCAAATGTACTTACTAGCATTTCCGAGAACCATCCTACCACCGCTAAGATCCATGAAGGTACCGGCCTCAGTTCCCGTTGGTGCGGACGAGGCTTCAGGTAGTGTTCCGCCTTTTAAACTTCCGCCAGTCATACTACCTGCAGTCATAGTACCAAGATCAGCTGTTAAACTGCTTAAATTTGATACGTTAATTTCAGCGGCAGTTACAGCATTTGCAGCAAGTTTATTTGTAGTAATTGCATTTGCAGCAAGTTTAACAGTAGTAATAGCGTTAGAAGCAATTTCAGTAGCTGTAAGACTACCTGCAGTAATTTTATCCGCAGAAATACTTCTAGCTGTTATGCGATCAGCATCAATGCTTCCTGCTGAAATATCTCCAGCATTTAAAGCTCCACGGAAAGTCATTACACCAGCGGACTGGTCCCAGAATATGTATTTATTTGCAGCGGCGTTACCCACATATAAGTCACCATCTTGTTTAAGATCAATACCTGCTCCAGAAAGTGTAGTTCCACTAATAGTAGGAGCTGTACCCCCACTAGGGAATACTTGTACTTCTCGCGCTATTACAGAGTCAGCATTTAACACATTAGCATCTATAGTAGTAAAACTAGCAGCTCCTAATGCGGCTACTGCTTTTCCAAAAGTTCCTCCAGTTGCTGCGGAAGTATCAATCTCGGTAGTACCAACAGCGTTTTCGGCTATTTGCTCCTTCTCAATACCATCTTGTTCAATCATAGTTTTTGCTTTCTTAAGAACAGCGTCAATCTTTGTGTAGACTTCTCCAATAACAAGACCACTTGATGTTCTATAAATTCGAGCAATGATTACATCATTTGCATAGTCTATGCGTATATTTGGAAGGTACGCTGATACATTAACAAAAGAACTAAAGTTATTTGTTACATAAAGAAGTGTGTCGCTAACTACTGCGGCTACTTTGTAACCTTCTGTGTTATTAAGTTTGAGGCTATCTCCATCTTTAATCTGACTTAAAAAAGCAGTATTAGACCCCGTAACTTTAGTAGTACCAGCAGCTTTGCTGAAAGTACCTGTTAAAGCTGAGCCATACTTAGTACTGTTTCCAGAACCCATATCATACCAGAAAGGAGTGGATAAAGCGGGCTTATGATACTTAACAAGTTTCAGACGATCACTGCTATCACTCGCATCCATAAGAATATACGCGTGTTCATCTATAAAACCTCCTGAAGCAGGTCTACTACTTTCAGACCAAGTTATTACAGGTAGATTAGTACAACTTTGCTGCCATGCCGCAGAACTAGTACTTGTATTCGTAATAAGAGCTGCCCTATCACTAGGGCTTTTTACAGCGTACTGATAATTTTGGAACGTAAAAGAAGAACTTAGTAATCCAAAGCCTACACTTGTAGTACCTCCATAAGGTACTCCTTCAGGAAGGCGTGGTATGTTTTCTTTATACTTATCACTTACTACTACAACCGACACTGTAGGAACCGAAACATTTTGAAGTATATTGATTGTTTTTACAGCTATATTATAAGTACCATCTATTATTCCTTCGACACTCCAAGAAGTCTGATTACTATTATTAATTGTTATGGGGTTTTCTATTTTTGGAAAATCATGGTGTATTTCATAACCTGCCAAATGCTCATAGTTACCTTCAAGCGCACTTACGTTTCTAGGAGGGCTCCATTGTATAGTCAGCTCTTCCCCTATAAGATCAGGATTCATTACGCTAGTAGCATATACGTCTGTTACAGGAGGAACTACATCATTATGTCTTACTGCAGGATATACACTATCTGCTATATAAGTAGTAAAGTCTTCGTCTACTGCTGCGAACTTTTCATCATAGTGCTCAACGGCACTAATACCAAACTCATTTTTAGCACTTTGAGAAATAGCTAATACTTTGTACTCTTTTGCAGAGCCTAAAACAGTTAGTCCTCCTGCTGTTTCTGTAAGTACCCATATACTTTCTGCAGGTGGAACTGCAGAGAAACCAGTAGTCACTGTTATAGTATCAACACTATTTCCAGCAAGCGCTGCGGTTACGTCTTGAGTCTCAACACGAGTATGCTCTGACCACGATAATACTAAAGGGAGTCCTCCGTTTGTTAGACGAGCATTAGAAGCTTTAACTTCCGTATCTATATTCTGTAAACTTGAGCTGCCTGTAACAAAAGCTTGCTTTACTAAGTCACCTTTTTTGTAGTTAACACCACTAATAGT